CACCCACAAGAGTGCCGGACGCTTGTTTTATGTTTAATTGACTAAAGTTTTTCATAATATTTAAAGGATATTTAAATCTTGTTTCACTTGTTGTTTAACACCACGGACATATTGTAGATATGACAAGTATTCTTCTCTAGCAATTGCGTCACTATCGAGTTCAAGGGCATATGCCTGATATTTGTTTATCAAAGCGATTTCTGCTGCAAAATCGTACTTTGAAGCGATTACAGCTTTAATACATTCTTCGTAGGTCGGTTTTCCATAGAGCCGAACATAATCATATTCGAATGATGTGTGTTGTTCTCCGGATTCATCTGTTCTTTCAACTTCATTAATATTGTAGTTGTAATGATAGCTTCCATCACCGAGATCAAGAAAGATCTCAGGACGTTCATTTGAATTTGATTTCATATTTAGATTGTTTATTAAGGTTTTTTATTAAGTTTTTAGAATTGCAGTGTTTTGCCCAGCCTAACCAAGAGCAAGTTTTTTGCTTATATACTTTCTCAGAAATGTCCTTTTTATTCATCGACGCAACTGCCTTGCAAAAATTCTTTTTAATCGATTTTCTAAGCATTGTATGATCGTGATAAAATACATAACCTAAAAAGTCAATGCCTCTGGCATCAACTGGAAAAACCTGATAATTATTCTTGACAGTAAGCTTTAAATTTACTTCAAGATATAACTGAATAACACGAAATATGGCATGTAATTCAGGCTTGTTGTTAGATAACATTACTATATCATCAGCATAGCGATAATAGTTTTTAATGTGTAATTTTTCCTTCAGAAAATGGTCAAAGTAAGTCAAATATAGATTTGCAAAATACTGGCTAAGGTAGTTGCCTATTGGTACTCCAGGTGCGCTGTCTATTACAGAGTCAAGCAGTGATAAAAGCCGTTTATCCTTTATTTTTCGTCTTATAATGCTTTTGAGAATGTCATGGTCTATTGACGGATAAAACTTCTTTATATCAAGTTTGAGGCAATATTGTGTACCCTGAAAGTCTTCACGCAACTGCGTTTTAAGCTTTTTAACAGCAGCATGTATTCCACGCCCTGATATGCAGGAATACGTGTCTGCAGTAAAGGTTGAAACCCATATCGGCTCAAGTATGTTCATTATTGCGTGGTGCACTATTCTGTCTGGATAGTATGGAAGTCGGTATATATCTCTTATCTTACCATTGTCACATTTAAGTGAAAATACATCATATGGAGAGGTACGATATCTGCCTGACATCAAGTCATCATGAAGTTTCTGAATATTCAAATCGCGACTCCTATCGTGTCTTCTAACACCATAGGAGCGCAATTTGCCCCTGCGCGCCTTCTCATCGGCAATTTGCAGGTTTTCTATACTACAGATATTTTCAAATATGTTACCCTTTCTTTTCATGTTTGCTTTATCTAGCGGGAGTCTTCGTGTAATCACTACCAACACCCTTCAATAATTTGTTGTTTTTTTGCCAAGCGGCATGGTCCTTCTCTATTTTTAAAGCATAGCTGCGAGCCGATATTCGCATTCGTATTCGACGTCGTATTATTCGTATTCGAGTAGCTGAGACCTGCATTAGCGCCATTATTCGCATTCCCACTGAACAATACTCCGAGAAGCAACCTTTAATATTTCAAAAAAATCCGCCCGGGGTGCTACGCACCCGGAAGGAAGCAAAGCCGCGCGCCGAGAAACGCAGCCGAATACGACGTCGCATAATACGTACTCGAGCAGCCGAGACCCGCAACAGCGCCATAAGTCGCAATCCCACCGAACAATACTCCACGTTGTTCCTCACTTGTTGCCGGTACAGATGTGTAGAAATAGTCACTCATGTAAGTAACGGAACTCCCACCTACAACTAGTGGCATGTTCTCACCATTATCACTCACAATCAATTGCTTGATATAGTTTGACGTGCGTGGCAATACTCCTCTCTGTGTATAGTTGTTATAGTTCGTGTCCTGGAAGTTGGCCGGATCGGAACTTACAAAGAAGGATGATACTCCTCCAGCAACATCTGACTGAATCTTACACTTGCAACCATCAGTCCATGACCAAATATGGCCGAAAGGATTCTCCAACCCTCGGTAACTCGGCACGTATGTAATTGTCCTGGTAACGGGTGCGAAATAGGTTGTATTGCTCAGTGCATTGCCTGTTGAATCAAGGATACATCTATACAAGAGATTTCCGGATGATACAAAATTGCCTACAAGATATGCAGTGGCTGGATTATACTCTCCCTTGTAATTTACCGCTCCGGATGAATCGTATTCAAATGGCATTGTGTATGCTATTGTACCTGTCCGGTTGCCGAGGCTATTGGTATATCCGCACGGAATGAAAGGATAATAAGCGTTGAAATTAGTCCACTTCGTGCTATCTATATTTGTCACGCCATCTCCCAAACCTCCTTGTCTATAGCCAGCCGCCGTCGGGGCAGCATTGTACGCAAGCTGACTGTTGAAGTTTGCATACTCGACAAGATATAACCAGTACCAAGCTTTTTGAACGTCATAGACGTCGCAGTTCCACTTATTTGACCCCCTGTTGCGAGCATACGCACGGAAATTAGTAAGCGATAATTGCGAGGCAGGACGGCCAAGGAGCGTCCTTGAAAGAGCGTCACCTGAAGCATCGTTATTACCACCCCGGTAAGCAGCAGTAGTATTGACAACAGAGCTGAGCTTGTTTGTAGCTCTTTCGACAGTTGCCTCATATGCAGAACGATAATAGCGTGGTACATAATGAAAGCCAGGCTGCTCTATCTCAGAGATCAGGCAACGCACCTTCGTCCCTTGTGTTTCAAATTTACGCCAGTGAGCTGGGGTTTCAACCATGACCATACCGCTCGCTCCGCTAAGGTCCGCAGCTGCACCAGATGCAAGCTTTGTAGTGTCTGATGCATCAAGATATGTTGCGATACCTGAATCTGAAAGCAGGCATCGCTTGATCTTGCTGTGTATCGGAAGTGTCTGGTGCAAAATAGAGGCACCAATCCTCACGCATGCAGAGTTTGCAACAGCCGTGTCAAACTCAACACCGTACACAAAACGCTCATAGAAATCAGTCTGGGAGCGTCCTCTTCTTCCTACATTGATAAGCATGACTATTTTGTTTTAAGTCCATAACCGAGATACAGGTCATAATTAGCCAGGTCAAGGGCATTTGCCTCAATCGACTTCAATAAAACGGTACTCCAGGCGTTACACTCGCATGGGATTTCTGCCACGGCCGGGTCTGATTCTGCAGTCGCTGACATTACGACATCAATTGCAACAGATGATTTCGGCCGTACATACACCGAAAACGCGTATTGTCTCTCAAGCTTTGCAGAGAGATCTGTTACCTTCTCAACAGACACTATCCTGCCTGCATCAAAGAGTGAAGTTTCATTTCCCCTATACATAATTTGTTAGTTATTAGTTGGTTTATAAATGTTTTTTATATTTGTATAAAATTTCTCAATTATGAAACGAATATTTTTTGCAGCTATCATTATAATTATTGCCGGCTGCAGCAAGGAAAACAAAGGGCAATTGGACAAAAACGCAATGATTAGCATATGGCCCCAGGGCACTCAAACCAAGGCAGAAAACCACTTGAGTAATTATGAAATTGTCAGACAGGCTACCAATCTTAGTTTTTATAGTTCTGAATGGATGGGAGTAGGGACGAGGAACTTTAATAAGGATCAAAGAGACACCATTAATGTGCGGCTTTTGATGTACGGAACAGACATTATTGACCAGAACGGATTGTACGTAAAAGAGTTTGTTCAGGGTTATGATATTGTTATCCGTAGGAACCTTACTGTATTGCCAGCAACCCCAGTATGGGATACCATCGCATATATTCCTAATAACATTATATCGTCTGCAAAAATCCAAATTAAAGATGCATATGATCGCGGTGATTTCGCTATGGTTTATGAACTCTTTAACACGGCTTTTACATTCGTTCCATGTACCTCCACTGAATGGCGACAACTGAAAGCTCAGGGCAAAAATTAATATTTTAAGCATTATTCCCATTAATTATAAAATCAAACGCACTATTAGTTAAAGTGTCGGTGTGTGGGTTAATTATTCGTATTGTGATAGAAGTGTTAGTCTTTGAAACTCCATATGCTATAAGATTAACAGATGGATTAAAGACCACCGGTACAACAGAATAATTTGTATGTCCTATTGAGTGTGTTATTATATATATCCCTGTGCTTGTACGAGAAGCGCCAGAAACTTTTCCCATGCTATTAGATAATGATCCAGTAGAACCTATGCTTCCAGACCCTAAAAATCCAGGCATATCCGTTTTACCTAGAACTGTCATGAAGTTTGTCGCAGTGCTGCTCAATACAACGGCCCTTCCCGGGCCTCTGGCAAAAACAGCATCAGTATCCGTCATATAATCAAAATTATTAGCATCCTTTATCCTTGCAAGACCATTTTGACCTATTATTATTTGTTGTTTTGCTGAAGCACCCGAGGCAGAGATAATACCATCCGTCACCGAGACAGTCACATTATCTACAACGGTCTGACAGTTGATTATATACTCTCCCCTGATGACATAAGAGCCTTCCTGGATATTGAAACTCTCGTCAATAACCAAGTCAGCAGATCTTGTTTCAAAAGTATTATTTGTTAAAGTAATTATACCTAACTGGCGCACAAGTGTATATGTTGTTCCTGCCACACTATATAGATTAAGTACAAGTTCTGCACTTTCCTCTTCTCCTAGTACAGCATCATTTGCTATTACAATATGCAATAGGGCTCGTATTCTTATAGTAAAGCTACTGAAGCCATCTGTAGCTAGAGCAACCGTCATAGGGTTGCTGTATCCAAGATTACCTACTGCGGACTCGGACATCGATGTAGAACCCGAATATGTGATGTCGGTCTTGGTAAGTGTCGTCAAAAGTTCATTAACGGTAGGTATGTTGCCATCCTGAAATACGACTATCTCTTCACCAAGTCCTATGAATTTACCTGAGCCATCCTTGAGTTGCTTACAAATTGCGACCCTATCTTTTTCCACTTTCAGTAGTCCCATGCCGGCCCTTCCATCTGTGAGCATATAGAAACGAGCTTTTCTCAACTGTGCCTTTTCCAAAACCGATGAAAAATCACCCTTTTCTGCATCGGCAAATAGCCAGGGAACAGCTTTCCCAGAAGCACTTGTCAGCCCTGAAATCCCAGCCGTCATGACCCCTGCCAGATTCTTAAGCAACAACGCATTTGTAAGAACCAAGCCCCCGGCAATCATCGTGTCACCACTCTCTATCGCTTCCTTAAGGTATTCATATGTAGATAGTATTGCCGTATTGGCATCCTCAACCGCATTAGTGTAGTTTATCAGAGCTGTGCGATACTCCTCTATAAGGATATTCACATCTTCCGATTCTGTTCCAGTTATCTT